AAAGTTATGAGGATATATTATGCCAGTTTTATTGCTGCGATAAATCGGATTTATATTGCTCAAATTATGAGTGTAATAAAACTGCTGCTGAAGGTTGCGACTGTGATACCGGAGAATATGAGAAGGGGGATACTATAGTCAGCATCTATGATGAACAAGAAATAGATGAACCTACCGCTAAATTAATCAATGATTTAGGGTTAAGTTATATTCATTATGATAAAAAAGAGGAGGCTGCATGATGATATTTGGAAAAACACCTAACGATTGGAAGGCTTTAGAATTATACTATCGTAGAGAATGGATTTGCGTTTTTGTAGGTTTCATTTTAGGCGCACTATTGTTCTAATGATAAATAAATTAAAAATAGAAACCCTTTGCCATTTTATTTTGGCAAGGGGTTTGATGTATCGTCAATTTCTTCTGCGTTTGCATCCAAAATATCACCACCATCTTGCCAAGATACTCGAAGAGTTTGATCAATCTGTTGTTTCTGTGTCTTGTTGTCCGAATAAACATCAGTTAGTTTACCGGCAAGGTATTGAACAAATTTTGTTTTTTCTCGTATCCATAGGATCTGGTTCGGATTTTCAACTTCTTGATAATTGAATACTTGTAATAATTTATCAATTAGGGTTTGTATTCCAATTTTTCTTGCCTCACTAATCTTATCTGCAAGATCAGGATTTTTTTTTAATATGGAGTAAAATTTCATCAAGCTGATCTGTGAGGGATTTAGGGTTTTGTCCTTGATCACTTCGGTAAGGGTTTTTCCTTCGATAAGATTGCTTATGAAAGTATCTTGATTTTTGATTATCTCTAATTCTTGGCTTGACTTCTCGGTAGTAGTATTCGGAGAGTTCTTGTCTACTTTTATCTCTGAATTGGTAGAGGGTTGAGAGTTGGTTGATTCTTGATTCATCTGTATAATTAGGTTTTTTAAATCCTAGTATATTATTATAGCCATGAAATCTACATTTAAAACTACCATCTGCTAATAGATAACCTTTAGCTTGACAAGGCTGTTTATCCCTTCTTCTTAGTGCTTGACAAAAAACTTTTCGTTGCTGAAATCCTGCCATGTTTATCCTTGTTTTCGTGTACCTTCTTTTTATAAAAATAATTAGTTTTCTTGGTAACATTTTGTAATGCTTGTTGAATAATTTTGGGATCAACGTAAGTTTTCTGATTTTGTTCCTTTTCTTCAATTGCCAATTTACAATAATAAGGATGGGTGTTGTTATCCCTACCATATTCCAAGTCAGCCAGAGGGAGCTCCGATAGTTTACTGATTGTAGTTTGTTTATCGCCTACATACTGCTCAACCACCTTATTAATTATGTTAGTTATATTAATGTTAGTTCTACTAATATGTTCAGATTTGGCACTTCTAAAGTTCATATTTGGGACTTTTAAGTTCATATTCCGAACACCTACCATATATTGTGGTTGGATGGTATACAACACACTAGATCTAAGACGTTTTCTTGTAATAATTTGTAACCTTTCTAATATGTTGAGGCATCTAAATATAGTGGTTCTACCTATCCCTATCATACCAGATATAGTATTGACGCGTGGATAACATTGACCGGTCTTACTATTTGTAAACTTTAAAAGACAAACTAGGATGGCTAGGCAAGAGGATTGATAGCTTTTTGGAATGGTTCTAAACTGCGGATCATCGAATATGCGGAAAGGTATGCGGATGTGCGGTTCATATTTATGTTGCATATTTACAACACTTTCTGTGATTTTCTTGCAACTGATATAATTCCTTAATAAATTCATCACCACGCACCTGAACTAGCGCCATAGAGCTCCTTAGAAGCTTATATCTGATCCACATGACACCTTCATCGTCTCTTCGATAGAAAACTAAAAAAGAGGGTATCTGAAGCCTCTCAGACAGTATCTCTACAAACTTTGTAGCCTTATAAGTCTGTCCTTTATCAAACGCGGTTTCAATTACACACAAAGGTTCATAACAATGTGGACAGACCTCGCAAAAATCCACATCAATTCCCGCCAATCCATCCCATTCTCTATGAAAATCATTGAAATCACCATTTGATTTAAAATATGTCCACCTTGCCACAATTAACCTTATTGTTTATTTTCTTTTAAGCTTTTAATTTCGTAATCCTTTATTTCAATTTCAGTTTCTAATTGATCTATAATTTTTTGAAGTTTTTTTATTTCTCGTTTATATCGTTTTAGTTCTTCGCGTAATTCAATTTCTTCAAACATTCCGGCATTGGTCATAGATACTCAACCTTTCGAATAACTGACATTGGATAAATTTTAAGATCACCAAAATCATCAACCTCGCCTTTGTCATCAGTATTATATGAACTAAATACTTTAATCATATCTTTAGTCTTACTATGAAGCCAACCAATCGACACGCAAGTCTTACAATATTCTTGATCTTGCATGTGGTAGTTTTCCACCCAGTCAGGCAATGATAAAATATCATTCCAATAAATTAAAACTCGTTTATACTTAAATGTTTTTTTTCCAAGCTGCTTCATATATATCGTTAGGGGTTACTTTACCCTCTGTTTTAGTTTTGATTACTTCCATCATTTTGACGTTGGGTATTCGTTGCGACTTGCAATAACGATATACATTTGTTCCGGGTGTTATTCCATTGATACCAAAAAAATGAGCTAGATCATTGTAACTAAATTTTTTTTCTTCTCTGAACTCTTCTAAAGTCATACCACTCCTATTGTTAAATCTTGTATATAGTTACCATAATGTCATTGTCAACATAAAAATAAGTTTGACAAATTGGTAGCAATGAGTATAGTTCAAATCAAATGGAAGCATCAGATATACTGAAAAAACTATCAGGTGGTGAGGGTTTATATCATGGATCACCCAGCCAATATAACAATCCTTTAGGCATGTGGATTGTAGATTATTTTTATCGAACAAAAAAACAAAGAGGATCAGATAAGAAAAATTATAAACTAGGGTATGGAGCAGTGTGTTCGAATGTTGCTCAAAAATTAATTGGTCGATATTATTTTGAAGGTAAAGACAGACAAGAAATTAAAGATCATGATTACAATAATAATTTTAATCATGAGTATGGATTATATTTAAAAGATCCTAAAGATGAATACGATTTAAAAATTAGAGAAAGTGTTGTTGATAATTTACATAAGACAACCGCAAATGTTTTAAAAGCAGTTAAGGAGATCCATGGTAATGATGAACTATCATGCGAGAGAACAGTTACATTAAAACCAAAAGATTTAATTTTTGAGATACAAGGTAGAATAGATTATGAGGGTAAAGTTTTTTCTGAATGTAAAACTAAACCTTGTAAACCTAATGGATATACCAACTCATTACCAAAAGATCCACTTCCAGCAAACATAAAGCAAGTTGCGTTTTATAGATTTGCAAGTGATAAAGAACCTTTTATTTTTTATGCAAATGAAAAAGATTACATTATTTTTGATAGAAGCCATCCGGCATTAAAAGATGATCATTTAGAATATGCTTATAATGAATTGGTGCAGAAGGCTTTTACAATTCAGAGATTACTTTTTGTAAGTAATGGTGATCCACACGTTATGGCATCGTTAGTTGAGAAACCAGATTTAAACCACTGGATGATGAGTGATGTTAGCCAAGAACAGTTGGATATTATAAAAAAACTTTGGGGGTAAGGATGAACAAGGTAAATGAAAGAATAAAAAAGATTAACATTGATCTTTTTAAAAATGCTTATGTCAAGCGCAATCATAAATGGCTACCGGCAGATAAAAGACCTAAATCTATATCAACCGCTAGGCAATACGAATTTTTTAGAAAAGAGTTTGGCATAGAGTTTGGTATCGATACAAACATTGTAGAAAATAATCCACAATTTGTAGTGATGAAAACAGAAATAGTCGACAACATGACTGGTAGAATTATTGCAGTAGGTTTTAGCACACAATACTATGAAGATGGCAATGCAATTGCTAAGTGTGAAACTTACAGTAAATCACGAGCTTTAAGTAACTTTGGTCTAATTGATGGAGACATTACATCTTATGAAGAAAACATAAGTGTAGGCAATCAAATGGAAGAAGTGAACGAAGGTACATCTCAAATGAATGAGAGTATAAACCCAGACTTTGTTATCAAAAAATATAAAAATGCTCCAAGTCTTAAAGAGTTAGATAGACTTGAAAGTGAGTATAAAGATTTTGAAACAAAGTTATTAAAAGAAACTCATCTACTTAGATTGTATCGTCAAGTGACTGATGCAAGAGAAACTAGGAGACGAGTTTTAAAAAGGAGCACAAATGAAAGATAAGTACAATATAAAACTTGTACCCATTGATGAGAGACTAAGAGATCTTATCAAAGAGATAACAATAGAGAAGCAACAAAGCGGTGATCCAACACCGATCTTTGAAGCTGCTATCAATCCAAAATCACCACCGAATAAAAAGTGGAAACTTGGTGTTGAGATTGATAACACTTGGTATGATCCGGCAGGTTGGGGACATACTGAAATGGAAAGTGGAGAAGCCACTGGCGGTGTCAATGTTACTTTAAAACAAAGTAATATGAACTCATCAGGTGGTGGAAATGGCGGAAATCAACGCGGTTTCACTCCAAGAAATAATAACTATACAAGCAAACCTAGTTATGGTAATTATAGAAGAGGGTAGTTACGCATAGATACTACCTGAGAGAGGCGGGAGTTTTAGCCACAGATCACTCGAATCGTTCTTTAGGCTTCCATTTTAAGTTTTTCTTCCGCCTCCTCCCTTCTCCAATTTTTTATGAAACGAAAAATAAAAGAATCATTAAAGAAACAAGTCGGTGGATCTCATTATAAGAACATGAACATTCAGCCTATGGAATATATTGTAGGTAACAATTTATTATTTCCAGAAGGTGCAGTTGTTAAATATGTTTCAAGACATCGATTTAAGAATGGCAAAGAAGATATAGAAAAAGCTATACAAAATTTAGAGATTATACTAGAAAGAGACTACAGTTGACAAAGAGGTATTATGGATTATATAAGATACAAGAATGGAGAAACAAACTTTACAATTGTAGAAAAGTTTGACTCTGTCGAGAAGGCTGCTGATCCCAACAATGATGGGAAATTAGTAGAAGTAAAAATCAATAACTTAAAAATTGATTTTACAACAGTGAAAAAGGAGAAGGATGAGAAGCAACTACAAGAAGCATCTCTACCATCAACTGAAACAAAAAGTTGATGTGATACTAGACCATGAGAAGTCAGGTCAATGTATAAAGAGCTATCTTGCATTTAGGGAAGTAAAGAAATTATTTCCTAAAATTGTAAAGATAGAAAATGCTGAAGCTAAAAGAATATAGAAATATATTCTAAAACAAAAAAACTTAACAGGTGAGGAGAGGAAGCTATGCACTATCAAAAAATTACAACACTAAAACGTGCCTTAAAAGCACCAATGTTTGAAAAACTAACAGATAGAGAAACTACAATATATAGAACTGGATTTAGATTTGCATATAAAATTGCAAAAGAAGCATTCAGATTAAAAAGACAAAACAATTTTTTATTTAGAAAAACTAGCAGTAGGAGACTTCCTAAACTAGAAGAATTATATAAAACAATTATTACAGTTTGTGATCATTATAAAGTTGCTAAGAAAGATGTGATTGGCAAGAATAGAAGAGCAGCAGTTTGTAGAGTACGATCTATTTTAATTAATTTATTTTTTGAAACTTACGATATTAATTTAAGTGAGATAGGAAGATATTTTGGTATGGATCATACCAGTATCTTGCACCATACTAATCTTAAAAAACATAACCAAA